AGAGGCGGCAGACATGGGAACAGTTGGATGGTCAATAGCACCTACCTGATCGACCATATTGCCTGTTTTAGCCTCGTATGCGGCACGAGCAAAGGGTTCATTCTCGATTCCCCACTCCATAGCCGCATTGGTGTATGACTCTGCTACTTGGTTTGTCATACGCTCGACTACCAGTTGAGCCATGTAGTTAGCCCTGCTGGTGCTGTAACCTGACTTAGTTTTAGCAACAATGTCAGAGATGCGTGATGCTGTAGCTTTTCCGCAACGCTGTGCAAACCATTCGGGTGTGCCTTGTTCAATATCGCTCATTTCAATGCTCCTTTGCGCTTTTCTTTGGCATCAATCACTTTCTTTTGCCAATTTTTATCACCAGCGCAAGCAGAGTAAGCAGTGCTGTATACATTCTTGAGTTCCTCTAAAGTTGAAGCCGCATCAATAGCCGCCAAGTGGTCGATCATCATTCCTACATCTACATCTGAATTTGAGTCACCTTCAGGCAAGTCTTCTCCAGCATAGATATACAGACCCAAACCATGCAATGACAAAGCCTTGGTCATGCAACGCATGATGGCGGTATTGACTGCAAATGCGTCAGGGTTAGGTATAGCTTTATTGCGGTAGTCCATTACTGGAAGTTGGCAAGTCATTGGTTTGCCAAACATGGTGACTGTGACAAACACCATTGCTGTGCCGTTGATGTCCATGAAGCACTTGTCGCCAAACATCTCTACCTTGTAGATGGCTGTTGGGTCTGCCTTTAGTGCTTCAGCCCATGCCCAAGCCCATGAGAGATAGGTTAGGTTGGCTTTCTTCTCAGTATGCTCATTGACGTTCTTGTTGAGCAACATCAACACCTGTTCTTGATTCATATTCACTCCTGTTTAAACTTTTGAAATGTTTTTAAAATGTTTGTGTTCATTGAGTTCGTGTAGACAAACTCGGATTTCTTGTCAATCGCTCTTTTTGTCGGGTATACCTTTCTGTGAGTGGAAGATTGTGGATGCAATAGCGAATTGGGTATCAAAGTCAAAGTCGGCAAGTTTGAACCAATTTCCTGAACATGAGCAAATCGGTAAAGTCGCAACTTTATGTTTCGTGCAAAACTGGCAAAAATATTCATCTTGGTTCTCCTCAAGGATTGCGGCAATAGTGTGTTTGAGTTTCATCTGTTCCCCTTATATTCGTCTTTGAGCCATAGAGTTCTAAGCATACGCATTTCTTCATCATCATCAATTGATTCTGTAGTGCAATAGCTGGACAGATAAAACTCAGCCCTGCGAGTCATCTTGTTGTCAATGCGTTCTTTGATGAATTGGAAGGCAATGTCCCAGTCACCCGATTTGATGGCAAGAGGGATGGCTACAGAGCCAGAGATAGCTTCCATAATGTCATCATCATTAAGTTGTTGGTAGGATTCCCAAATAGCTTTGTTAGATGCCAACATCGCAAGACTCCTCAATCTGTTTTTCAATTTGTTTGCACTCCTTGGCAGAGAGTTCGTCTGTAATGTCAATGCGGTTGTTGCCAACCATTAGGTAGGCTGACCAAATGAATTTATCGTAGACTCCCTCGTTGGGAGAGTAATCGGGGTCGTATTCCCATTCGACCCAAGTCTTGATGCTAATCTCAAGATCGCAAAACTCTATATCGAATTCCATGTTTAAGCCTTTCAAAGTGTTGGTAGAGAAGTCGTAGTGTGTCACACTTCTTAGTGTTGAACACTAGGATAAACCCTAATTGTGGTTTCTGTATAACACTACACAATCCATTCCCTATGCCAAGACCAAAAACTGAAATGACCAAAAGCGGCAAGACTATTGCTGTAAGAGCCACTTTAAGCGAGTGGAATGAGTTCAAGCGACTGGGGGGAACAAAATGGTTGCGACAACTATTAGCCGACTCAATTGAGAAACAGAAGAAAACAGTATAATGATTTGAAACACGGATAGGTCTGAAGTCATGAGCAGATCGAAAAGCGAGCCTCCCCGCCTGCCGTTTGTTTCTTTGTCTACGGAGGACAGCGAAGGAAAACTTAATGAATTACTACAATTTTCACATTGGTGACTACATCAGTCACACCATCCATTTGTCGTTAGAGGAAGACTTGGCATACAGGCGATTGCTTGATATGTATTACGACACCGAGTTACCAATACCCAACAATATCCCACTGGTTTCTAGAAAGATACGCATCAGCGCAGAGGTTGTCAAAACTGTGCTGGATGAGTTCTTTGAGTTGACTGAAGAAGGGTTCAAAAACTTCAGGGCAGACAACGAAATTGCAGAATATCAGAGGTTCATTGAAAAGCAAAAAGCCAATGGTAGTAAGGGTGGAAGACCTAAGAAAAGCCATCGTAAACCCACTGCTAACCCAACTCAAAGCCAAAAAAAGCCTAACCAAGAACCAATAACCAATAACCAAGAACCAAATAAAGAGCGCACAAGAGGCTCACGCCTCTCTGCTGATTTTGTTTTGCCAAAAGAATGGGCAGATTGGGCTAGACAGGAAAGACCCGATTTAGACTTGCGGAGTGTGGGTGAGCAATTTAAGGACTACTGGAGTGCCAAAGCGGGTTCAGGCTCTACAAAGCTGGATTGGCAAGCAACATGGCGCAATTGGGTGAGAAATCAAAAGATGGTGTTTAAACAGGCTGACATTGCTAGAACGACAGTCCCCGCAAGCTCACAGCGTGATCCTGCCCTTGCAAAACTTGATGAAGATGCTAAAAATGCCAAGCCAAACCCTGAAATACTAAAAATGATAAGAGAAGGCTTGCGAGGTAAAGTAGCATGACCCGCACAGAAGCCAATAAACTGCTGGATGAAGTAAAAGATGGAAAAGCGCACCCGCACAACCTTGTCATGCAGTCCCTCTTTGTATGCGGAGACCTTGAACCATTTGGTTTGGATGGCGAAACAACCAGCGGCAAAGAGTCACGCATGGCACAGGGCGAAAGAATTAGACAGCGACATATCTGGTTTGTGGGTGGGGATTAAAGATGACTTGGTTGAACACATGAAAGGCGTTAAAAATGAATCCGTTTGAGATTAAAGAGCCAACCTGTATCAGTTTTTCAGGTGGCAGAACATCAGCGTATATGCTTTACAGGGTGTTAGAAGCTCACCAAATGAGCCTACCAAACGACACTTTTGTCATTTTCTGCAATACAGGAAAGGAACATGAGTCAACTTTAAAGTTTGTCAACGAATGCCAAAATCGGTGGAACATACCAATTTATTGGCTTGAATTCACTAGGAATACTGATAAATTTGTTGAAGTCACTTACGAAACCGCATCTAGAGATGGAGAACCTTTTGCAGAATTGATTAAACAAAAGTCATTTTTGCCCAACTCAGTCATGAGATTTTGCACAACAGAACTCAAAATTAACCCCATAAATCGCTTTATGAAGTCCAAGGGGTTTGAGGAATTCCAAACATTGGCAGGGATTCGGGCAGATGAGCCTAGGCGGGTTGGGAAACTTAGGGAAACAGTCTATGCGCCTTTAGCATTGGCAGGAGTCACACAAACCGATGTCCAGCAGTTTTGGAAGTCAAACGATTTTGACTTAGAACTCAAGTTTGTTGACAAAATCACCCCATTGGGAAACTGTGACTTGTGCTTTATGAAGGGCGCACATCAGTTAATGTCCATCATTCAACATGAGCCAAACAGGGCTATTTGGTGGGCAAAACAAGAGGAAATCATCGGCGGCAGATTCTCAAAAGACCGCCCAACCTATGCGGCAATGAGTCAGTTTGGCAAAGATCAAATCGATATGTTTGACGCTACAGAGGAAACAATCGCTTGTTTCTGTGGAGACTAAATGCAAATAATTGAAGCCACAACCCAAGTCATTGCTGGAACAATTTTAATTTTCATTTCCAACTTGGTTTTTTTCCCATTGTTGGGAATAGAAGCAACTACTTCAGCCAATGCCATGATGGTTGGAATAAATACAGTTATTGCGTTTTTAAAATCTTATGGTGTAAGGGCTTTTTTCAAAAGAACAGAGACTAAATTATGATTTATATAGGTATAGACCCTGGAAGTGTTTCGGGCGCTTTAGGTGCAATTAAACATGATGGGAGTTATCTTGACAGCTTTAACATCGAGCATCAGGACAAACACATTCTCGCCTTGGTGTTCAAGAGTCGAATCCTATCCATTGTTGACCCTAAAGAGGGCGCAGAAATTTGCATGGAGCAAGTGCATTCAATGCCAAATCAAGGGGTTAGTTCAACCTTTTCATTTGGTCGTGCTGTAGGCGTGATTAGTGCAGTCTGTGAGTTAACCCGCTACCCTGTCCACATGGTTACACCTCAAAAGTGGAAAAAACACTTTGGGTTGACAGCAGACAAAAATGAGGCTTTAGACCTTTCCCGAAAATTATTTCCAGCGGCTAAGTTAAAGCTCAAAAAAGACATAAACAGGGCTGAAGCCCTTTTAATTGCTGAATACTTAAGGCAGATGCTCAATGGCGACAAAGAAAAAACAACCGCCTAATACCAAGGGTCAAGTCATCTTCTACACAGACCAAGAAAAGGCGGCACTTAAGCACATTGGCGATGGTTCAATAGCTGAAGGGGCAAAGATCAGCATTAGATGGGCGGCACACTTTTGGCGTGTTGGTCTGCGGTCTGATGACGATTTAAACCATGTAGGTCTGTGCCTGTTTGTAGATGATGACCTTGCAGACGATCTATAGCCCTTTTTAGGCGGTTTTTTGGCTTGGCAATGGTAAGGTGTAGGCAGACAAGAAAAAAGCCCCTAAGGGCTTGAAATTGAAAAGTGCTTACTAACTTATCGTCTGGATAAAATTTTGATAAGTAAGGCTATGGCGGCATAGATCATTTTATTGCCTCATTTTCAGCTAAGTCACAGCAAGCGATCCACAGCAAGCGATCTAAATTCGCCTGATGATCTGCTAAATCGCCATCATCCCAAGCCCCATACTCTCGCAAAATATCAGCAACTAATTTGGGTTTAATTGGGTCTAATTGTTCGATGATATAGGTTTGCTTTCTAAGCCATTCCACATCAGAGTCACATTGTCCCGCATGAGAGCAAGCAAGTGCATCATCTAAGCCAATAAGTAACTCAATGCGACCACAGCCGCTTGACCACCAATTTGTCGAGTTTGTCATGCCGTCACCTCATTGCGTGATTTGTAGAGTTTTTCAAGGTTATGAGTTGCTTCCGCAATGGCATTTTTTATCATGTCATCGTAATATTCAGATTCTTTGACAAAGGTCATCGGCGTATCGTAAAGACACCCCCCAAGGAAATCAGACCCTAATAGAATCCCCTGTTGGTAGACTTCAACCCTTGCGTCAAACCATGCGTAAAGACCTCGGTCTATCTTTTCGCAAAGGTCAACTAGTTCGGTTTCTGTAAGGTCAAAACAATCCCTAGGATGGCATTCTTCAGGCGTGACGCTAAAAACAACATGGAAACCTCTTGTGTCTTCAGTATGAATGATTTCATAATTTCTCATGCCGCCACCTCTGTATTGAATGAGTTTTTAGTGTTTATGCCATATTCATCGTATGTTTCAGACTCTTCCGTGCGGCACATTGTGCAGTCTTCAGCGTTATCTTCCAAAAATTCTTCCAGCTCTGCATAAGAGTCGAACTCAAATTCCTCACCACATTCTCGGCATGAGTGAACCCAAAACACATCGAAACCGATAGAGCAAGCCACACATCCCGCCCAATCTTCAGACCACACCCACACATTGCCCGAGGATTCATTCACCCCTGCTTGTGTGTGTTTGTCGGTCTTTAGCCCTGCCTTGCGGATAGCTGTCAAGCAGTCGGCGAGTCTGTCAAGGTCTGCACCTTGGAATTGGTCAAATAAATTTGTCATTTTTAAGCCTTTCAAACCTTGCAAAAGCGCAAGCCCAAGGGCAAATAATGCCCAAGGGTTTGAACTCTTATCCTCTAAATGCTAACAAAAAGCCAATGTAGGCAAAGACAGCTATACAGACAATTGCATAAAGTATTTCTTTTTTGTCTTTCATACTGCCGCCTTTGATTTAAGCCATTGAATGTCTGTGCTTGCAAAGTCGCTACAGTCGATTTCACCCAATATTGCATGAGGCGGTCGAATATCTGCGAATAAATCCATGACATCGAATTGATCGCCATAAGCCAAGACTATTTGCAGTCGTGCGATTTCGGGAGTCTTTGCAGTAGCTCGGGCGTATTCGACCCTGCCGCTTTTTTTGTTTACGATTTCATACTCATACTGTCTCATGTTAAAGCCTCTTAAAGTTAGTAAATGGTGTCGCTGGATTTTTTTTCGGATTAGAGTCTATGGTCATCATAGATCTGCCGATATTTTGTGTGTAGGTAATTCTCTGCCGCTTTCAGGGCTTGCGACAAATCACGACCTAATTTCTTTATGTGTGTTCCTTGGTCAACTAAATGATAAAAGTCGCCCCTCTGTTCAAGGGTTACGATTCCGTCACCATCGGCGCAATATGAGCAGTCAACCCAAGGTTGTGCGGCATAGTAACCATAATTAACCCAAGCAACTTTGTGCGATTCAGGCACGATTCCAAATTGAGCAGACATAGCAAAGCCTTTCCAAAAAAATTTCCAGCACTCAAAAAGTTCTAACCCTAGGATTCCTAGGATTAGGTCAAGTTACCAATTAGCGTATTTGCGGAACGCTGTTTTATAGCCCGAATAGGTCTTAAAGCCCTTAGGCTTCATCATTGTGCAGTAGAGCAGGAAATCGTCAGACATAAAATGACCTTGCGCCATTTCATCACCTGATTTGCCTAAGTCATCGTAAGACTCGCCCGCATAGTGTTGCAACAAAACAAACTTAACTTTGTCCCATTGTTCGTGTAGCTCTGTGCCGCTTACACGCCCGTATCCGTCATAAGAGCCCGTGATCTTAGTTCCGTTAGGAAGTAGAGCAACTACATTATTTAAAGCGCTGTAGCCCCTGTCAGAATGCACGACAGGCAGATTAGATTTAGCGCAGACTTTACTGAAATATCCCATGATGAACACCTTTCAAAAAATTTAGGAATGTAAAGATTTCTTACCCTTACATATATATACATAATAGAATCGTGCCATATAAAATTGATAAGAGCTAAGTCATTGATTAAAAACGATAAAGTCTAAACTAGGACTTACCCTATGCTGTAACTTTATACAGTATTTCCAACCCTGTTTTTTACATTATGAAATAACTCTAATGATTTCACAATGTGGAATTTTAGGTATGTGTAGGTTTGTGCATTATGGTGCATAGCCCTCTCATGCAATATAGTGCATGGTTAACATAAGTTAGTTAGCGCTCACTACCATTTCATATAGTGGAATGCTTGTTATGTTAGTTGGTGCTTACTTTGATGGGGGGGAGGGGTGGTGGTGTGTAAATAAATATTTGTGTACCCTCCTCCACACTGGAAAAGCCAAATGTAGTGTTTAACACGAACAAAGGCTTGCTTGAATTGGGGAAGAAGGTTGGTTGACAAATAGGATAGACACCCGTGAGTGGGTGTATCCTTTTAAAGGAGAGCCTCTCGTTTATCTAAGTTAGTGATGACTGTCAGATCATTCACTCCACGCTACAAGCCCCGTTCAAGATGTGAGTCTTTACTTGAGAACTACATGGTTCACTACGTTTATCCTACTTGGTCGGCTCAACCGCATAGAGGGGTGGGTGATGCCCCCGTTTGAGTCCACTATACAAGAAAACAATTCTCATGTAAAGTATGTACTAACTTACAAGACGCATGGAGATTGTTCCTAGGTACTATTAGGAATAGTCACCAGCCGTGTTGGTGGTAACGGGTTGGCTCCGTTGGAAGTTTTTCGTTGTTGATTTGCAACCACACCCTGCCTTATGGGAGCCACTAACAACCCTTCTTCCTGATTGGATAAAAGATGAATGTAGTAGATGCACTCCCTGACAACCTTAAGAAAAAGGGTCGCCCCAAGGGTTCAGGTAAATTGACTATGGCAAAGTATGCTGATGCCAAGCCATTAGCTTTGTTGCCTAAGACTGAGAATCAAAGAGTCAAAGAACTCAAGGAACTCCTGATAAACAGTGCTGGAGTCAATGTTGTACAGAAGACTGTTCAGATTGCTCTTGATGATGACCACCCTGCACAGATGGCGGCGTTGAAGCTATGTATGGATAGGATGCTTCCTGTTACTCTGTTTGAAAAAGAGAAGAATCAGAGAAGTGCTGTAAACATTACAATCTCAGGTATTGGGGGTGTTTCCATTGGGGACAACACTGTAGAAGCTGAAGATATAGAAAGCAAAGATGTCTGATCTGAACTTCAGTCTCCTTCCTTGGCAACAAGAAGTCTTTGCTGATAAAACAAGGTTCAAAGTCATTGCGGCAGGGCGGCGTTGCGGTAAGTCAAGACTCTCAGCCATCACCCTGTTGATTGAAGGACTGCAATGTAGTGCAGGATCTGCTGTGCTTTATGTTGCGCCTACCAATGGTCAGGCTAGACAGATTATTTGGGATGTTTTGATGGAGTTGGGTAGAGAGGTTATCCAAGCCAGCCACATCAATAATATGGACATTACCTTGATAAACGGAGCAAAGATTTATGTCCGAGGTGCTGATAGACCAGATACTTTGCGAGGAGTGTCGCTCACCTACGCTGTGCTTGACGAGGTTGCAGACATCAAACCCGAAGCATGGGAACAGGTTATTCGTGCTTCTCTGTCAGACAAAAAGGGTAGAGCGATGTTTATCGGCACTCCCAAGGGTCGCAATTTCTTCTATGACATCTTTAAACTTGGAATGTCAGAAGAAGATGAAGACTGGAAAAGTTGGCATTTCACCACCAAAGATAATCCTTTAATCGACCCTAGTGAAATCGAGAGCGCAAAGAAGACCCTAAGTTCGTTCGCCTTCAAGCAAGAGTATATGGCATCTTTCGACAATGCGGGGTCAGATGTCTTTAAAGAAGAATGGATTAAGTACGGAACTGAGCCTGAGTATGGTTCTTACTTCATAGCTGTTGACTTGGCTGGATTTGAAGAAGTGGCTAGACAGGCGGCTAACTCTAAGAAACGGCTAGACCAGACTGCTGTTGCTGTTGTCAAGGTGACTGACGAGGGCAAATGGTTTGTCAAAGAGATTGTTTTTGGGCGTTGGGACATACGGGAGACTGCGGCTACGATTCTGCTGAAGATGCGGGAATACCGCCCTTTAAGTGTTGGAATTGAGCGAGGTGCGTTAAAAAACGCTGTTTTACCTTATTTGAGTGACCTAATGAGGAAAAATAATGTATATTCCCACATAGTTGACTTAACGCATGGCAACAGGAAAAAGACTGACAGAATTATCTGGAGTCTCCAAGGAAGGTTTGAGCATGGGCGTATTGTGCTGAACTCTGAGGAAGATTGGGATGAATTCAAAGATCAACTCTTGATGTTCCCCGCCAATGGAGTTCACGATGACTTACCTGATGCCCTATCCTATATTGACCAACTGGCAGTCACATCTTACTTTGAAGATGCAGATGAAGATGAGTGGCAACCACTAGACATAATTTCGGGGATATAAATGGCAACAGACAAAGAAGTCAAGTTAGAACAAAACGAGTTTTATCAGCCTACTGAGGCTGACAAAGAACTTACAGCATTTGTTACTGACCATTGCACCAAGTGGCGTGACTACAGAGATACCAACTTTCTTCCTGATTGGCTGGAGTACGAGCGCATCTTCCGTGGTCAATGGGCGGCTGAAGACAAGACCCGTGAATCTGAGCGTAGCCGCATCGTTACCCCTGCTACCCAACAAGCTGTAGAAACTCGCCATGCTGAGATCATGGAAGCTATCTTTGGTCAAGGCGACTTCTTTGACATTGAAGACAACATCCAAGATATAGGTGGAAACCCTATAGATGTTGAAATGATTAAAGCGCAGTTGATGGAAGATTTTAAGAAAGACAAAATCAGAAAATCTATCGACCAGATCGAATTGATGGCTGAAATCTATGGTACAGGCATTGGCGAGATCATTGTCAAGACTGAGAAAGAGTACATCCCATCGACTCAGCCTATCCCTAATCAGATGGGTCAAGCGGCTATTGGCGTGATGGAAAGAGACAGGATTTCTGTCAAGATCATGCCTATCAATCCTAAGAACTTCTTGTTTGATCCAAATGGGACAAGCATTGATGACTGCATGGGCGTGGCTATTGAAAAATACGTATCAATTCACAAGGTTGTAGCTGGTATTGAAAAAGGCATTTACCGCAAGGTAGACATCACGCCCACCTATGAAGATACTGACCTAGAGCCTACCCAAGAGGTTAGCCAGTACCAAGATGAGAAGGTACTGTTGCTTACATACTACGGATTAGTACCCCGTGAGTATTTGAACAATCTTGAGGAAAACAAAGAGATTGTTGAGTTGTTCCCTGAGAATTCAGCGGCAGAAGACTACACCGATATGGTTGAAGCAATTGTCGTGATTGCCAACGATGGTATGTTGCTCAAGGCTGAAGAAAACCCCTACATGATGAAAGACAGACCTGTAATGTCTTACCAAGACGATACAGTTCCTAATCGCTTGTTGGGGCGAGGTACAGTGGAAAAAGCCTTCAATATGCAGAAAGCTATTGATGCTCAGACTCGGGCTCACTTGGATTCACTTGCTTTGACCACTGCCCCGATGATTGCTATGGATGCCACACGTTTACCCCGTGGTATGAAGTTTGAAGTTAAGGCTGGTAAGGCTATTCTTACTAATGGCAACCCAAATGAGATTCTGTATCCATTCAAATTTGGTTCAAATGATCCTAATAACCTAGCAACTTCCAAAGAGTTTGAGCGTATGTTGCTTCAGGCTACTGGTACGCTGGACTCTAACGGAATGGTTTCCCAATCTAGCCGTGATGGTGGTGGTATGTCGATGGCTGTTGCCTCCATCATCAAGAAATACAAGCGTACTTTGGTGAATTTCCAAGAAGATTTCCTTGTTCCATTCATCAAAAAGGCGGCTTTCAGGTTTATGCAGTTTGACCCAGAGCGTTATCCCTCTGTGGACATGAATTTCATCCCTACAGCTACCTTGGGCATCATCGCTAGAGAGTACGAACAGCAACAATTCATTGGTTTGTTGCAGACTTTGGGTGCAAATACCCCTGTTTTGCCTATTTTGCTCAAAGGAATTGTAGGAAACAGCAGTTTGTCTAACAGAATGGAGTTAATTGCTAAGTTAGACGAGATGATGCAACCAAATCCCGAACAACAGCAGATGGAGCAGATGCAACAACAGTTGGCAATGCAAGCGGCACAGGCTCAGATTGCTGTTAACACCACTCAAGCAGAGCAAAATCGTGCAGAAGCTACAAAATTGTCTGTTGAGGCTCAGTTAATGCCACAAGAAATGCAAGCCAAAAACATGGCGGCAATGACCAAGAATCTTCCTAATCAGGATGACCAAGCCTCTAAGGAATTTGACAAGCGAGTCAAGATTGCTGAGTTAATGCTGAAGGAAGCTGACATTAAGAATAAGTCTAAGATTGTTGAGTTGCAGATGGCTGAGAAAAACAACAAGATTTCAGGCATGGAAGAAGACTTCTTAAACCAACTTAGCCAACAGTTAAGTTCAGCCCAAACTGGTACTGAATAATGGATGTAGAAAACCTAGCCAAAGAGTTAATTCTCAAGAATATGACTCCTGAACAGCAGATGGCTGTTTTGGATTCTGTGCGTCAGTCGGTTCTTCAAGCAAAAGAAGTGCAAAAGAAGAAGATTGGTGAGAATGTTGACTTGGTTGTCCAAGCACTCAAAAAGATTGAGTCCGACATTCGTTCCCGTTTTGACGATGTGGGTAACGCTATTGAGAAGCGTGTCTCAACTATCCAAGATGGTCGTGATGGTATTGACGGGAAGGATGGTCGTGATGGCAAAGATGGAAGAAACGGCAGAGATGGAGCAAAAGGTGATCGGGGTGAACGTGGTCAAGATGGGGTTGACGGAGTGGATGGTAATGATGGTGTGTCTGTCTCCAATGCTCGTATTGATTTTGATGGTTCACTTATCATTACTCTGTCTAGCGGGGTTGAACTTAATGTTGGTGAGGTGGTTGCTCCTGATCTTGCTGAACGCATCAAAGTCATTACTAATGGTGGCGGCACTTCTCAGTCTGTACTTGATACTCTAGCCTCCCTACAAACACAGATCACTAACCTGATTCCTAGTCAAACAGGAAACTCAGGTAAGTACCTAACTACCAATGGAACGGCACTTTCATGGGCTTCTATTGCTGGTGGTGGACTAAGTTATCAGGGAACTTGGAACGCATCTACTAACACACCTACTCTTGTAAGCAGTACGGGTGTAAATGGGTATTACTACATCACGGCAACGGCTGGTTCTACTAATCTTGATGGTATTACTGATTGGCAAATTGGCGATTGGTTGCTGTTTAACGGGACAGTTTGGCAGAAGATTGACCAAAGCAACTTAGTTACAAGCGTAGCGGGTCGTACAGGTGCTATTACTCTAGCAAATACCGACATTAGTGGTTTGGGTACGATGTCTACCCAAAATGCTAGTTCTGTTGCCATTACTGGTGGCACTATTAACGGCACTACGATTGGGGCAACAACTGCTACCACGGGCGCATTTACTACTGTTACAGCGTCTACAAGTCTTACAACCCCTACTGTTCAAGCAACAAACTCAGGTGGTTTAAGCCTTAAAAATTCTGCTGGCACAACCCAACTTAGCATGGGTGGCGGCGGTGGTGACAATGTTTCTATCAATGTATCAACAAATCTAAACGGCACTAATGCTCAGATAGACATAAGCCCAACAGGTACTGGTCATGTCCACATAAAACCTACTGGTGCTAACTCTATCGAAATTGCGCCTACTTTTGCTGGCGATATAGACAACATGATAATAGGTGCTGTAACACCTAAGAATGGTAGTTTTGTAGATTTAAGCGTAACTGGCACAACAAGTTTTGATGGTAGTCAAGGTACAGCAGGACAAGTTCTTACCTCTGCTGGTACTGGTGCTACCCCTACTTGGACAACGCCAACAACAGGAACAGTTACTTCTGTAACGGGTACTTCTCCAGTTGCTTCTAGCGGTGGTGCTACTCCTGCTATTTCATTGGCATCAGGCTATGGAGACACTCAAAACCCTTATGCGTCTAAGACTGCAAACT